AGAGAACCCATCCCACTACGTGTGATACTACTATTCGCATTGCAATCAAATGCCATCACATCCCCATACTTTATAAATACAAATATACGAAACTTTTATAACAATTCCAAATTAATATCCAGTAAATTGTAAATAATTTGGTAGATATAAAATTAAATTTTTAATTTTTTTAGCACCCATTTTTACCGATTTTTCATTTGAAGATTTTATATTTTCTATTCTACCAGTCAATCTCCAATCTATATTAACTACATTATAAAAATTATCTGATAAAAAGTTTTTATAATCATTTTCATTTATTTCATATATGATAGAATTTTCATCATTAATTTTTTGTATAAAATATCTAACAATATATCCTCTCCTAAAATCGGTATGTGTTGGCGTAGGAATATGTCCTCTTATTCTTTTATCTTGTATAAGAGCTTTTCCTTGGTCTCTAATTAAATCATCATATTCTATTTCACTAACTCCCATATTATTGTTGTTGTCTATATTCTCCTTGAACTGTAGTAGTCCATTTCATATCCTGTTGAATTGTGTGTTCAATTTCTGTAACTTGAAATAACCCATGCTGTTTATATTTTTTTGGTATTCCAATTATATTAAAGGTATCACCTCTCCTAATTCCACTTTTACCTAAAATTGTAAAAGAATATTTTATAGGTAGCGGATGTGATAGTCTACCCTCTACACCCACTTTTCTTTTCAGTTCATTTGTTTTTAATATATTTAAATATTTGGTATCTTTGCAACAATATATTCTAAATTTTTCTTCAAATAACTGCAGATTACCCATAAAAGCGTTTAAATTATCTTGAGTTATTTCGTTTGCTTCTGGGTTTGGTACTATATCTATTTTCTCCAAATTAGATGATACATTGGCAGATAATTGTTGCTCAGCTGCTTTTTGAAACTCACCAAGTGCTGTTTGAATATCTGCTTGCTCTTTATTTATTTGGTCTACCTTCGCTTGTTGACCTGTTGTTAGTGTTTCAATTTCCTTATCAATTTCGTTTCTTCTTGCTTCTGTTATTTTTCTTGGGTCGGAGTTTCTTTCGTTTTGCAATTCCCTTACTTTTTGGTTTACGGCTTCATTTGCAGTAATTAAATCACTATTTGCTTTCTGCCTAGCCTTCAAAGCATCCATTTGTTTTTTCTGCTCTTCTGTTAATGTATCTTTAGGAATTTTATTTAATTTTTCTTCTAAATCTTTTTCAGATTGAGTACGAGTATCAGCACCTCCTGCTCCAGCAGTCCCAGATGTTCCGGCTGCATTTTGATTTGCAACTACGTTTGATACCGTACCTCCTTTAGCCCCCACTGCTTTTGTATAGCTTGATAAAAATCTATCAGGCTGCGATGAAAATACACCACCAAGTTCTAAATTTGGTTGAGATGGATTCGTAGATAAAGCTAATCTTTTTGATATGATTGCACTTGTAGTAGCTCCAGGTATATCAATACTTAAATTGGCTTGTAAAAATACAGATTGTTCACCACTATGTATAAATTCAAAGGGAGATGGGTTTGGATTAGCTCCTATCCAGTTTTCATCAATTACCGTATAAACCAATGTATCTCTCAATACACCCGAACCATCTTTAACTTTTTCTGATTTTTCAACTATTTGAAAATTCCAAAATCCATCAACAGCAGAACTCATTTCATTTAAAAGAGTTTCCAAAACATCACGAAATGTTTTGTTTGCGGTATCTAATTCTTTTTTAAGTAATTCAAAATTAATATATAAATTTTCTAACTTACCCCAAAAATAAGGTTGTTCTTTATATCCACCAGAATTTAATGCAGTTGGTTGTGCAAATGCATGAGGTCCTATTGAACGGTCTATTAAAGGCTCTCCATCATTTAAATTTGCTAGATTTTGTTCCATAAAAAATTTACTAAATTTAGGAATCAATCCAGGTATTACTAATGTTTCAGGTTTAGTTGAATATATACCTTTAAAAGCCCCAATTGGTGTATCTTTTATATTAAGAATAACATTAACAGGCCTACCTCCAATTATAAGTGATTGTATTGATGAGTTTGCATTTAATATATCAACTGCGTTTTTAAATCTAATATATCTGTTTTTTGAAAATAGCTTTTCTTTGGGTAACATTAATCCACCAGCTAATTTAATTTCTGTCTTATCAATAGCCTCTACAGCTGCAGTACCCCCTCCACCAGTTTGTTCTACCGTTGGTTTTGGTTCTTCGGCTGGAGGTGGTGCTGGTTTAGGTTCTGGCTTTAGTGTATATGTCGTTGCTGTATATGCATCTCGACCTAAAAACACTGCCTCTCTCGCTACTTTTACAACATCTAAATATTTTGATATAGCTTCACTAACTTCCGCTGCTGTTATTGGTTCACCTGCCGTTATTTTACTTTCTACATAATCTTCCCATAGCGTATCGATAAAAGGACCACCTTCAACATCTACTGCAACTGGTGGTACTGCAAATTTATCAATACCAACTTGAAGCTCAAATATTTTTTGAGCAATTTCTTTTATTCTATTAACCCTATCACCAGCAACACCAGCTTCTACATCCTTTGCAGCTGCACCTGCATTTGGTGGAACTATTGGTTCATTGTCAGGAAGTTCTGCACCACTAGAATCTCTACCTTCGCTAAAATTTGTTATTTGTACTTGTATAACAGGATCGAAGTTTATAAAATCCACACTACTAAATCCACCAGCTACTTCTGGTTTTACTAAGTCCGTTACAAATGTGGTTTGTCTTACTTTTGGTAAATCATTAAACATTTGTTTAAAACGTCTTTCACCCATTTGGTCTTGTTGTGGTAAATTTAAATCAGTAATACCAAATGGTGGTCGTGAAAATTGATTACTAACTTTTCCATCTTTTATCTCCTCTATATTATTGTGGGATTGTAAATATGTTGGTAACCCCGGTGCACCTCTTAACTTAATAGATATATCAAATGCATCTCCATTTGCAGCAACAGTACCACCAACGATAAATCCAAAGAATGAATCATATTCTCCTAAAGTTTGCACACGCTTAGCATGTAAACTAGTTTGGTCCAAACTAAACCTACCTGCGTCGGATACAATAGTTTTATAATCTATTGGTATTAACCCACCAACACCTTCGTTCGTATTCCAGCCATATTCTATAAAAAGTGAATAACCCGGTTCCATTAAATAAGATTGTAATATTTCAACTTGATTTAATGTATATGCAATTAATTTTAAATCACAATGTCTTGATATTTGGTCTTTACCTTCTTTAACATTTAAAGAAGTTATTATTGGTGATGGTCTAAATGGTATATCACCTTCACCACGTGTAGCATATACAGGTTTCTTCAACCAATTCACACCAATTACCCCACTACCATCACGATCACCATAAATAGATGGTTCTGATATACCTGCCGCACTAAAAATTTTCCAGTCAGGATTTGATGACATTATCAATCCATTTCCTGCACCGGCTATAACTCTAATAAAACAGTTTAATTGTGATGCATTTATTGTATTTGCAGATTTTATTCTACCTACAATTTTATCGTTTATATTTGTAAGCTTTGGAAACATTTGCCTTATATATTGGTTTCTTTATTTACAATTTCTATATATTGTATTGGAATTCTAAGTATAGTACCATCTGGAAATGAGAACTTAGCATCATGTATATTATTAGCACATGCAATTATCCACCAAAGGGATGAGTTTTTATAAAAATAATTAGCTAATGTATCCAACCTATCGCCAGTTTCAGTAGCAACATACACATCCGTTTCTCTTAGGGGTATATTTGCATATTTTTTAGCTTTATAAACTATTTTGCCATCTTTAGTTTTTTTTGTACCATTTGTATCGTATCTACTTCTCATATTATGATGCTATTGTGTTAGTGGTAAGTGGATTATCTACAATATCCACTTTAGTAACAAAACTTAAATCAGGTCCAGCTTTTTCTTTTCCAAATCCATCGTAAGGAGTACCATCTCCAAAATACAATTTACCAGTTTTCTTTTGTCTATAAACTCGTCTTGATTTGGTTTGTCCTAACGCTGTGTGGAATATATTTGTTTCTCTTAATTTAAATTTATCTCGAATCAATAATGCTTCATTTGTTTCATCCTGTGGATATGGGTTTCCAGTTTCAGCTTGGTTCGTTTCAGAAGATGGTTTGTTAGGCTCAATTGGCACATCCGCTTTGTTTGTTGATGTGAATTGTTTATCATTTTGTCTACTCTCGGCATTATTATAAGTTTCTTTAAATCCATACATCTTACTTCCAAGTTCAGTATTATCTAATTTACCATCAGAATCAGTTATTTCATTATATGTATTTGATTTTGCTTCAACAAACTTTAATGTAATAGTTACCTCAACAATAGTTGGTAATCTATAATTTTGCAGGTCTTTACCATTTAATCCCACTTCCCAAGGATAGTTATCATCTATATTATAAGACATGTTTTCAATAAAACATTCCTTAGCTCTATACATATCACCCAATGTAAATTTTAAAAATGGAGCAGTTACCGCACCAGAGGCCCCATTATAACTTTGTGGATAGCATAATGAAGATAAATACCCTAATCTTGCCCAACAAGCTTTATGTTCAAGTCCGTTAAGTGAAAATACTTTAAATGAAAATTGCAAAGTTCTTTCTATACTTTGATATGTATAAAAGTTAAATGGAGCTCCTATAAACCTACTACTATCCCATGATGGTGATAATTGTTCACTCAATCCAGTAATAGTACCTCTAAACATTACAGATGTTCCGGTAGCTACTGACGTGAATTTTAGTGGTACATAATCATTTTCACTTATTATATCTGCTTGTTCTCCTTCGTAAGGAGATGACCAATTTTTCCTATCACTTGTAGTGTTAATTTCAAGTGTTGTTCTATCGGTTTTTCTTGGAATTTTTGAATATTTCCAAATACCATTAGTGTCACCATCAAGGTAATTTGATTCAGCTTGGTTTTTTTCTTTTAAAAATCTAGCTTTTCCCGATTTTATTAAATCACTGTTAGGAACACCATCAAATTCTATTAAATATTTAGTTGAAAGGTCAATTCTATCATCGATGCTAGTATCAGTTATAGTATATTCTTGATTAGCAAAATTTAATGGTGGTTTACCAAATTGTCTTTCATTTTTTACAACATCTGTATATTTTTTTAAAGATGACCATCTTGTAAAAGGTACTTGGCTTTGTTGTAACTCTTTAGCCATTTGTTGTGCTTTATCCCCACCTTTTGATAATAATTTAACTAATTGATTTGATACAAACTTTTTTGCTTGTTGTTGTGCTATATTTAATCCCTGTCCAACAACGGCTTGTTTAATCTGGTCAGGAGTTCCAGTTGCATTTTTGGCTAAAAATGATGCTACTTTAGTACCGGCTGAAATACTTTTTAAATTTGCTAAGGTTTCATGAACTCTATATTCTTCGTTAAAGCCCGGTACTTTAGCCGTAAATACAGGACTTGCAACAATTTTAGATGGTATTAATATATCAGGAAATAAAGACCCTAATGTATTTTTTATAGATGCTCCAGCTTTTATTGCTGCACTTTTTGCATTAAAGGTTGATGGTACTTTTAATAATTTAGAACCACCAAATTGTACCCCCTCACCAACAATATCACCAGCTACTCTAGCCGCAGTTGCTACCAATCCCCTACCACCAGTTCCAGCTTTCATTGCTTCACCTAAAGAAGTTTGCTGTGCGGTGATTCGTATAATATCCGTACCATATAAAACAGGTTCTGAATAGTTAGTAAATGGAAGTAATCCAATTAATTCACTTTCTCTTCGTGTTTCAGAAAATCTATCTGCAGCTTTACCTGCTCTATCCTTATTTATTAAAGGTACAGATGTTTTGTTTAAAAATGGACTTATAGTTGATATTTGTATATCTTTACTATTCCTTACAGCAAATGCCTCCTCTGGAGTTCTATCTCCAAGTCTTTCGTATTTTTTGTTTCTAAATAATTCTTCTAAAGTTGGCATTTAAATTATATTTTATACTAATGCAAAATTATTTCTAGTACTATTATCAATAGTTCTAGTTACATTTGAAGTAACCCTCTCACTATCCATATAAACTCCTATTTTACCACTTGCCATATCCGCTCTAACACCTCTAAATTCGTTTATCAGTGCACCAATCATATTATTATTAGATGCAGCTATTGGAGATGATGATTGCATTGGAGATGATTTTGATTGAGCTGGGTTGGAGAATAAATCAGTTCCTGCTACTACCGAATCTCTATTATTAAGTAACGTTATAGAACCTTCTTCCATTAAAGCTCTTTTTCCATATCCACCACTTCCTTGAGCAGGTGAATATACGTCATCTCCTTTTGATAATAAAGCGTAAGCTCCAGCAGTCATAACCGCTATCGCCGCTATAGCTCCTGCAATTCCCCATGGACCTAATTTTCCAAATCCACCAAATATACTAGCCGATGCCGTTGCTATTTCAGGTCCAAGTTGCTTTCTTTTTTCTTGAGTAATTTTTCTTTCCAATAGATATGAACTAAGTTTCATAGCTAGATATGCAGTTGCAAGTGTTCCCATTATAACACTACCAGCAACCATTGCCCAAGTATTTTCTTGCATATATTTTATCAAATCTCCTATTTGTGCAAATATACCTAATATAAATAACAAACCTTTACCTAAACTTTCAATAAGTGGTGCCATTCGTCCACCAAATTGCTCAACAATGGCCCCAATTTTACTTTGTATACCTGACATAACTCCTGATAATTTTTCCGTATTTGCCAAGTTTTCTGCTTGAGCTTTTAATTCATCATCACTTAAATCACGTATATCTACACCATTTTTTATTAACTTATTAGCTTTTTCTAATTGCTCCCCACTAAGTCCACTTAATTTATCTCTAATAGCTAATTGTTTTTCAACTTCCTCAACTTCCATATTAGCCGCTTTTGCTAAAGCCATTTTTGTGTGATAATCTTGTTTAGAAAAATCACCACTTTGTTCTATTGCATCTAATGTTGCTTCTTGTGCCTCTGCAATTTTTCCTTCGTATGCAAGTGCTCTAGCTCTACTTAAATTAAATTGACCTCCTACAAAAGTTGCTGCTACCAATTCAGCTTCTATTCCTGATTCAAAATCCAATAACTTTTCCGCATGGGTCCCCATTTTTTCAAGAGTAGTTCCTAACATCTTAGCTTTGGCAGCGGATTGTATGAATAGCTGTACATTCCCTTTCATGTACTTTGCCATCACACCAGTGTTTTTTGACATATCCGCAAATGCTTCTTTTGCAGAAACCCCTGCATCAGCTAGTGCGGTGGCTGTACTTAATACTGCGCTAGTTGCTTCATTCGCACTCAATCCACCCATTTGCTCAAACGCACTTGCTACGTTTGCAGCATCTTCAGCACTAATACCCATTTTTTTACTCATTACAGCAAGTGAACCAGCAGTAGCCTCACTATAATGAAACATATCACTTTGGGCATTTGCCATTTGTTCATGAATATCATAAACCTCTTTTGCATGAACTCCAAATTTGGCATATTCAATTGCTATATTATGCGCATCATGTTCTATTTTTCCAGTCTGCCGAGCGGTAAGTCCGGTACTTTTTCTAAAATCTTCTGCTGCTTTATCCAACTCTATAAAGGCATGAATACCAGCCCCTACAATTGCGGTAAGTAATACTAATGGACCCATTGCAAATCCGGCTGCCTTAACAGCTTTTCCTAAAGCAAGTGCACTTTTCACAGATGAAGTAAATCCTTCAGGTAAACCATGTGCTAAATGTGAAACTTGATGTTGTAAAGCATGTATTCTTTCTTGCTTTTTAATAAGGTCATTTTTTATTCTTAATAGAGTAACAGCCTCCTTAATTTCATCTTCAGAAAGTCCTTTTAATGATAATCTTAATTTTTCTTCTTCGGTTAAACTTTCTATTTTATCAACCTGATGTTTTGCTAAATCTACTACATCGTTTCGTAAACCTTCCAATATGGATACTTGGCCATCCATAAGCGTTCTTTCCGATTCGGTTGCTGTTAATTGCTTTCGTTTTAATTGTAAAATAACATCATTAACAGAAGCTGTTATAGAATGTTCTTTATTATTATGTTTTAATATAGTTTGTACATTTTGGCTTAATTTAGTAAAATGATTTTTAACATCAAGTATCTCCTCATCCTTTTTCTTTTGATACTCTAACTCTTTTGATACCTTTTCAGATTCAGAAACCTCTTGTCTTTTTAATTTGATAAGCTGATGCTCTTTATCAATTCTTTCTTGAAGTTTTTTAGCATTTTTTTCATTTGAGCGTGCCTGTTGCTTCAGTAATTCATCAATACGTTTTTGAGCTTCTTCTATTTTAGCAAGAGCATCCAAACGTTTCTCATCAGCGCCATTATCTAAATTTTCTGCCATCTAACAATAATTATTTTAAATCGTTGGATACTAACCCACTTTTTACCATCCAATCCCAATCTTCTGGTCTTTCTTTTTTAATTTTTAAAAGATAAGGAATTTGAGAATCCATTTTATCCGATATATCTCTATCAATTTTTCTTAATACAGGATCACTATTTATTATTTGTTGTAATGATTGTGGTTTCTTTTTACCAAACCATCCCCAAAATTCTTTCAAGTTACTTTCTGATATTTTGTATTTTTTCATAATCTATATAGTTTAACATTTATAAATATCTTATAAATAAAAAAGTTAGGATTATCGTCTAACCCTAACTTTTGATGCTGCTTTATTTGATTTTTCTACCTCATCATTCTCTTTCTTTTTTGCCTGAACTAATTTATTATAATAAAACATTCTTAATCTTGTTGGCATTTGATACAATTCCATTACAGTAAAACCATTACCATAGTGTACCATATCGAAAATTTGACTATGTAGGTCTATACTATGATTCGTTGGAAGGCCAAAAAAAGCTAACCCCCAATGTGATAGGCGCCTCCTCCACCTCACCATCAGTATGAGTATATTCATAAGTCATATCCATATCTGGGGATATATTTTTAACATGCTGTCTGAATGCTCTACTATCTAATGCTCTCATATTATTAACAAATCTAGTAATATGCCCAACTTCAGCGTTACCATCAACCGATTTAATCATATATCTCAAACGGGTTGTAATATCCGATGATAAATCTTTATTTAATTTTTTAAGTGCTTCTACTTCTTTATCAATATCATTTTCATCACCATGTGTAAGAATTTTAAACACTATTTTATTCTTACCATAGGGTGTAATATATTCAAATTCATTTTTGTTGTTAAATTGAGATAAATCTACATCTTTGGTTTTAACCTGTGTTAGGTCCATACTTACATTGATAGATTCATTCTTTTTTGATGAATAAAATGAAAATTCATATTCAGGTCCATAACCTAATACTCTAGTTGCTAATAGGATTGCGTTTTTATCCCCAATAATAATATCTTTTGGGTTTACATTATCAACTATAATAGATTCAAATAACTTATCCAACACAACTCCTTTTCTAATAAGATTTGTAGAAGAAAGAATATCTTCTTCTTTAGCTGTCATCAATTTAATTGTGATTCTACCAGATGATAATGGGTTATCTTTTGGATATATTTTACCTTGCGATGGCAAATCCAACACTTCCGTTGGAAAATCGTACTCTTTTTCGTTCATAACTTTATTTATTTTAAGTTTGTATATATAAATACATAATTTTTAAAAAATTAGAAATAAAAAACCCCCACCATTTCTGATGAGGGTTGTCCTTCGGTAGCTTCCGTAAGGAATATTTTTAGAATTCTAAGATTGCGTAATCGTAAGTAAGTGTTAATGTTACTGTCACAGGTTCGTTAGTTGTACTATATGATAAATCTCCAAAGTTTGCTTGAGAGATAAATGCACCTTTCAACTTCCATTGTTCAATCTTATCACCAACAGGTCCTAATAGATAGAAATCAATATCCTTTTTATACATTTCTGCATATCCATCTCTACCAGTAATTGATTCATGTGATAAACGTATCCACTCCATTACTGCTTGTGCCGCAGATGGTACGATTGGGTCATACAAAGTAATCTCCAAGTCTTGCCACTCACCTTTACCTTTTAATTTTCTATAAACGTTGATGTGGTCAATTTTTATAGTTTCAAATTGAATTGTTGGTCGGTTAGCCGCACTTACCGTAAATGATGGGATTGACGTATCAGTCAACTCCATTATGTAACGGTTTTTCATTTTTGGTTCGAAGTTCGTAAAGAACATCTTATCGAAGGATAGAATATCTGCCATTTTATTGCCCTTTTATTTAATTATAAATATCTAATTTGTTTGTTTTTATATTATGCCGAGAAACTTGCTCCAGTTGGTAAGATGTTGAAATCAATTACAATGAATTCAGCTGTCTTAGCCGGTTGTAAGAAAATTTGTCCCGCCATAATATTTCTGTCTATTACATCCGGAGTGTTGTTAGTTTCATCCATCACCACTTTGAATGCGTATAAACAGTATTTTGTTCGAATACTAAGAAACGAGATGTAGAAGCGATAAACTTCTTAACAGTGATAAGTAATCTTCTTACGTTGATTCTATCTAATGCTGAAGCCTTATCTTGCAATGTCTTCTGTCCGAATGCTACAATACCTTGTCCAGGGAATGCTGCGATTGGGTTTACTTTGTTCTCATATAGAGTGTCTCTCTCTGCATGTGTTAATCTATTCAATACACTAACTGCTCCTACGATACCACCTCTATTTAAACCAGCAGGTGCGAACCATTCAGCTGCCAATCTATCGTTACTAGCGTAAACCGCTGGAAGTAATGTAGATGGTGGAACAGTTGTAAGTTTGTTAGTATTTGTATCAATTGTTTTAACCCAAGGATAGTAAGTACCAACGTAGTTAGAATCCACAGAGTTAGCCTCATCAGTTGCTTGTGTTATTGTATCAGCGTAATCGTTGAAATCAGCGATGTAGAATGAATCTTGTCTTTCTTCAACCATATCAATTACTCTAGTAACAATAGCTGGGTGTAATCTTCTTACAATACCAGGAGTTACTACCATATTGATGTCATACTCATCAGGATTAGATACTGCTGCGATTGCTTTAGTATATGCTACTGAACCAGATGATGTTGATGTAGAACAATTAAATCCTTGCGTATTTCCAGCACCCCATCCACTTTCACCAGCTTTAAGAATTTTTGTAGTTGGATTCATACCATCAAATCCATATTGGAATCCTAATACGAATTGTCTTTTAACCATATCACCAGAAACCGAACCAGTCATTTGATAAGTTAATCCATTTGCATCAAATGCAAAAGATACGTTAGAGCCAGTCTCAGCGTTTGTTGGAATTGGTTTCATATAATTTGCATTATCTAACTTAATTCCAGTTGTTTCAAAATCAAATCCACTAAAATATATTGGAGATGATGATGTGTTACCAGTAGAATTAGTTTGGTATATTGCCGCAGGTACTTTACGAGCTTGTGCAGCATCTACTGCTTTAATTGGATTGGTATATGCTCCATGTCCGAATGGTGCTGCTGATATTGGGAATGAACCTGCGTCAGAAACAACAACTCTCACATATTGTGATTTATTTGTATAATCTCCAAATTCAGTTATTTTACCATCTAAACCAATTGTGAAATATCTATCACCAATTCTTCTAGCTATATAGTTAGGAGAAGCAGGGTCTAAGTTTACATTATTAAATGTTTCAACAACACTCTTTCTCTTATCAGTATCACCAAATGAACGGATTGTTACAGTAAATACAGAATAATCAGTTGAACCATCTTCACCAGCTGCTTTTACATTAGAAATACCAATTTTAAATTTAGTATTATATAATGTACCATGTCCTAAAGTTACAAACTTAAATAAA